TTGATGCCGCCCAGGCCGTTGTCCACTGTCGGCGTGGTGGTGATATGCTTGTCGAGGCCCTCGATGTCCAGGCCTCCGTTCCCTGACCCGTCACCGAAGCACATCTGGGCCAGAGTGTCCTGCAGGTCCAAGATGCAGTTGTCCACCGCGTTCTGCACCCTGTCGATGATCTCGTACTCCGAGCTGTTCTGCTGATCGTCGACGAACAGACGCTGCACGCTGTTGGCGACGTACTTCCAGTTGTACACAGCCGTGGTCAGGGGATCCACAGGCTGGATGTTGATCGTGCCAGCACGGCCGATGGACTTCGCAGTACCCGGCTTGGCGTAGTTGAGCTGCACGCCGATGAAGCGGCCGCCGTTCTGCGTCTCCATCCGCTCGTTGCTGTACAGCCACCAGTAGAAGGGCCTGGCGCTGTAGATCTGGTCCCAGGCTCTCCCCTGCATCTCCTGCCAGGTGGAGGAGTACAGCGAGTCTAGCTGTTCTGTGATGGTTGCTGGAGCTGCCACGTGTCAGTCTCCTATCTTGCTTTGCGTCCGAAGATGTTTTCGTACGCGCGAGTCGCCGCCTCTCTGCTCGTCTTCACTGGAGCAGGTGCCTGTCTTGCGGTTGAGCGACCCGGTACGGTCCCCGTGCTGGCGACACGTCGCGGTGCTGGAGGAGGCGTCTCTTCCTTCGGCGCCACAGGTGCAGCCTGAGACTTCGCAATGGCGAGAGCCTCTGCAGGCGTGACCTTTCCTCCCTTCTCCTTGACGATGCGGACGATGTCCTCGCTGTGCTTCTCGAACCCCTCGGGGTCGCTCTCATGGAGCGACGTGAGCTGGCCCTCCAGGCGCATCCTCACGATTTCGAAGCCGAGGTCACGTCGAATGGCATCGTGCCCCTCTTTCACAGAGTCCATGACGTGGCGGGCGAGCTGAGCGGGAGTCATGCTCTCGAAGTCAGGCTCGGCGGCCTCGGTCCTCTGAACGGGGCGCTCTGACGTCTGGTCCACCATCTTGGCGACCAGTCCTGCTTGCTGGTCCATCTTCCTGCTGAGCTCGCGGTTCTGCTGCCGGAGCTCCTCTATCATGGCGTCCCTGGGGTCCGGCTGGGGCTCTGGCTCGGGCTCTGGCTCTGGAGCAGGAGGCTTCGGTGGCTCTCCCAGCAGGTTCCCACCAAGTGCTTTGAGATGCTCTTCTGGTATGCTCATGTGTCATCTCCCTCTCGCTTTTGCGAGGCCACCTGAGGTGGACTGGTGATCGGACGCCCTCTGAACAGACAGGCCCTTATATGGCGAAGGCCGAACTCCAACAAGACACGAAGCTCGCTCGGCTTGGTCATGCCCACCACAAGAATGTCATGCCTTCCGTCGGGCTTCCAATCGAGCCTTACGTAGCGCTCGACTTTCTCCCTGACGCGCAGTGCGTCTAGGGGCTTCGCTTGTTCTGTTGTAGGGGCCGTTGAGGTCTCTACGCTCGCACTCTCTGGCATATTGTTCTCGGCTCTCAATCCTGACAGGACCAGAGGGATCCAGGTCGGGATGGTCAAAGGGTTTGAACTGCGGCTGCGCCTGGAAAGACGGCTTCCAGTACGCCATGCATCCACACTTGCACTGTGTGGCCTTCGTGTCTCCAGACTGGCGAACTTCGTCGAAGACATGTCCGTGCTTGCACACGAAGTCGTACCGCACAATCATGGAATCCTCCCCTGCCTTCGGGCTGCCCTCGCCATGTTCTGAGCCATCGCCTCCACAGCAGTTTCGCCGTACGCCATGGCAGGAGTGTCTCCCATCTCCTGGTATGTGCGGAGCCAGTCGTCGAGACTGGCCTCACCTGGCTTGGCAGGGTGCTTCTTCTTGAAATGCTCGACAATCTTTCTGGCGTGCTCCTCCTTGGGAACACCGCCCATGCCCTTTTGAAAGTACGCGCTGTGCAAGCCTTCGTGCGCCATGGTGCCCTTGATGTTTGGAAAGCTAGGCGACACGTACGTGCGGAACCGCTCTCCCATCTTGGGGAACGCAAGGCCCTGCGTGGTGAATGGTAGTCCGAACCGTGCGAGGACCTCAGGAGGAATCCTACCAAGGATCATCTCAAACAGGTCTGGCAAGACCTCGAAGCGCTTCGCGAGGTTCGGGTACGTCCGCCTCAGCATCTGGGCACCTGAGCCAACGAGAGCGGCAGGTGGCGCGACAAGGCCCATCGCCTCCGCAGTCATGTTGGGTTCAGAGCCCATGATCTGCCGCACAAGCTCCTCAGCACGCGGCTCTATCCTGGGCAAGACTAGTACTCCTGTTCCTGACCAGTAGGCCGCCGAGCAGTCTCGAAGGCGCGCCGTCGCATCTGCGGCTCGAACAGCCGCCGCAGCGCAAACTGCATCACCTCATGCTGTGGTGGCTTCGTAGGCGTTGAGAAGCGTGCCCTCAAGGTGTCCAATATGCGGAGAACCAGGTCTGCCGATTCAGGAGGCAAGCTAGGCAATGGACCTTGGCCTCCGCTGACCTTGGTCAGGACCACGCTGCTGGCGTCCCTCACTAATAGCTTGCTGCTGCATGGGCATCTGTGCTGCCAGAGCCTGCATCTGCTCAATGGCCTGAAGGTTCAGGAGGCTCATGTCTGCCGTCTCAAAGGCCTCCAGGAGCTTCATGCGCAGCTTAACCTGGTCGATGAGGGGGTCGTCCCTCAGCGTCAGGTACATGGTGCGGGCCTCTTCCTGCTTGACCTGGCGGCTGAGAGGAAGGGTGCTGTCAGGTACAACATCCACAGTCATGGTGGCGTTCACTTGCTGGAGGCGCACCCAGGAGGCAGGATCCGCACCATACTGGGCCGCAGTCTCAGGAGACCACTTGTCCAGCACGTGAGAGTTGACAGCGATCAGGATCTCGTTCAGGGTGTCCGCAACCATGTCACGCCTCTCGTCGAGCCTGATCATGGTCTGCTGTTGAATGATGTTGGCCTCAGAGGCCGTCTTCTTCTGGGGACTGGTCTCCCCAAGCTGGTTGCGACTGAAGCCAATGACGGCCCTCACGTCACTCTCATTCGTGTTGGCTGTGGTGAAGAGCTCGACAGGAATGGTGGGGCTGAAAGGAGCAATGCTTGTGTTGACCTCTCCTTCCACTTCCACCACAGGACCCGTCTCCTCACTCTTGAGCTGTGCAATCGCCTCACGCGTCAGGCTGCCCTTCTTGGCAAGGATCTTCAACAGGCTTGTGCGCCTGTGGTCGTGGATCTGAGTCTTGATCTCGTTGAATTCTTTCTGGAGATCGAGGATCAGCTCAGCGTCGGACAGGCCGAGGGGCATCTCTGGCACCCAGTTGAAGTCCAACACGTAGAAGGGCCAAATACTGAAGTCCTCCTGATCGCCGACCTGGTCCTTCTCGCACATGACATGCATCTTGCCTGTGCCTTTGTCCCACACTTCCCAGAAGGTCTCCATCTGATCAGGGTTGTCAGATGCCTTGCCCTTGTCACGGAAATAGTCACCCAGAGGACTGGTGTCTTCCTTCAGCTGCGCGTGCGAGCGGTCAAAGCGCATGGCGAACCAGCCGCTGTCATCCACGTCCGACACCTGATAGTCGAAGGCGAAGTCCTTCGTATGGATGTGCGCGACGTACGGCCGCTCTGGTGCGTACCTGTCCTGTCTCTGGTAGTGGGGAATCGTGCCGGTTAGGCTAAGTCCGAACGAGGTATCACCTCCACCGAGGTAGCCTACCTTGCACACTCCCCTGCTGAAGCAGAAGGCGCTGACGATCATCTTCTTGACCGTCTGCTTCACCTTCATGAGCTTCAGGAGGCGATCGTCAACCTTCTGCAACGTGAGCTGGTCAGGACCGTACCCTGGCTGGTAGATGGTGACAGCGGCTGTTGGGTTCTTGAAGTAGAGTTGTGGAACCACTGCGCGCCCAAAGCTGAACAGGAGATTGACTGTCAGGAGACCTTGGGGAAACTTGTTCCCATACCAGTCCCTGACCTTGTTGAACTTCTCCTCCTTCTCGTGCTTGTAGAGACCTTCCCAAGCCTCGAGACGGTCAGCCCATCGTGCTGCGTCGTCAAGCACTGCGCTTCTTCTCCTTGGCAGTCGTGATGGCGAAGATCTGGGACTTCCTGTTGCCTTTGAACTTCGAGTTGCGCTTAAAGGAGCTCTGCGCCATCTCCTCCGCCATGCCTGAGATGCGCTGCTTCTGAGCTCCTGAGAGCTTCTTCTTCGGCATCAGCTTGCCTCCTTCTTGGCCCCACAGGAGCACACGTGAGGACCGTCGTGGACGTCTTCCACATAGCCGTCTTTGAGGGGTGCAACAGGCGCATACCGCGTCACCACGTGCATGCAGTGGTGGAAGGCGTGCGCCCCATCGGGCCAGTGCGTGGGGCAGGGCACGGAACCCACCTGTGCGCCTCGGATCTCAGTGCCAGGCCCCACGGGAACGACTCTCACAACACGCTGGCTCATGGGTTCACCTGCCATGGCGCGGACACAGACGCCCCCACGCCTGGAGCAGCTTGAAGGGTGAGAGTGAAGCCTCCCATGGTCTTGTTGTTGGCGCTTGGCTCGAGAAGTGCGGTCGCCGATGGCAGACCAATGACTGTGGAAACACCGCCAAAGATAACAGTGTAGTTGGTGTTCGGGTAGCGGACTGGCAGCGTGATCTCTACACTCACGTCCAGCTCGCTGATGGTCACGCTGCCTGTAAGGGTGGGCTCCCGGCCGAGGCGCGCGGTCAGCACGCTGCGCCCCGTCGTGGCCCCGCGTGCGGTGATCGCTGATCGCGCGGTCGCCACATCCTAGCCCTTGGGCGTGACGCCGGAGCGCAGGGTGCGCCCGGAGGCGGGGGTCTGGTGGATCGCCCGCGTGGTGATCTCGATGGGGGCCGTCTGCGCCGATTCGAGGGCGCTCTGGATGCCGGCGAACGTGTAGCGGTACGTGCTGAACGGCGCCAGGCCGTTGTCCACAAACGTCGTGTCGGCGGCGGGCAGCTCAAAGACGACGGAGGTGTCCAGGCGACGCACGCGCGTGCCGGTGGTATCGGTGCCCGGCGTGAAGGTGATGCTCACGGTGGTGGCGCCGAGCGCGGAGACGACCACGTTGGTCGGCGGCTGCGGGGGCCCCGGCGGCACCGGATCGGTGAGGTCCAGCACATCGTCGGGGCCGTCGGCCGTCGTGGGGGCATTGACCAGCGCCATGGCGCTCGGCCCGGCGACATCGGCCTCGGGATCGGCACCCAGCGCCAGCGGCACGAAGGAGGCGAACGCGCTGGGGCGAATCAGCCACGCGCTCGCGCCGCCGAGGAAGGCGCCCTGCTCGACGGCGACCAGGGCGGCGGCCCAGAGCGCCCGCTGGGCCGCGCGACCCGTGTAGTACTGCACTGGCGTGAGACGGTCCAGCCCGCCGATGGCCTCGCGCGTGATGCCGGCCGGGGCGACCTTGAGCGTCGTGTCCTGCCCCGCAGTGGCATCGGTATTCAGGCGGATCGTGCAGAGCGTGTCAGAGGCGAATACCGCGATGACGCGATTCCATGTGTTCAGCGTGGCCGTCCCGAGGCTCGTCGCACCCGGCGAGAAGCCAGTGGCGTTACTGCGTAGGGCCTGGACGGTGAGGTTCGCGAGCACCTTGATCGCGAGCCAGTCGTTGTTGCCCGTGTGGTTGGCCAGGGACCAGAGGAAGCCCGCGGCCGCCGCCGTCGGGTAGAATTTGATGCCGACGGTGATTGGATAGCTGCCGTCAGTGCTGAGTGCGGTGGCCCGCACGAGCTGGGTCGAGCCATTGAACACGCGAGCCAAGGGGCGCGTCCGGAGCACCGCGCTGCTGGCTGGCGAGGCATTCGGCACGGCGTCCCGAGCGACGACCGACACGGTGTAGTCAGAGAAGCGCGTCAGCCCGGTCAGGAGGGCCGGCGGGGCAGTCACCGTCGTCTCGCGGTCTGCCACGGCCGTCCCGTCATCGACCTGCACGCCCTCCGTCGCCGCCACGAGGTAGTTCACCACACCCACGTCATCGGTCGATTCCGCGAAGGTCACAGTGAGGCTGGTGCTGGTGCTCGCGGTCAACGTCGGCGTGCCCGGCGTCGAGGGCGGGTCAATGTCCGTCGATTGCGCCAACGTGGTGTCGCTGACCAGCGTGCCGTAGGCCGAGAGGTTCAGTTGCGTATCCTGCGCCCGCACCTGGCAGGTGTGCGTGGTGTCGGGGGTGAGGCCGCTTTTGGTGATCGTGCGCGTCGGCGGCAGCACCTCCTCATCGGCCGCGCCGTCGAACCGCACGAGGTAGCGCAGCAGGCTTGACTGCGTGTCGATGGACTCCGACCACGTGTAGGTGATGAAGTCCTGCCCGACCGTGCGCGGGGTGTCGATCTCCGGCACGGTCGGCGGCGTGGTATCGGCCGCCGCGTTGGTCTGGATGGACAGCGTGTTGGAGTCGCCGGAGACGTTGCCCACCGCATCGAGCGCGCGGCGTTTCAGGCTGTAGGTCGTGCTGGCGGTCAGGACCGAGTAGGTGTGGCTCGTGCCCGCCTGGTCGGGCCCGTCCTGCGCGCCATCCTTGAAAAAGCGGTAGCCCACCACCGCCACGTTATCGGTGGCGGCGGGGCCGTCCACGACGATCTGCACGTCGGTCTTCGACACCAGCGCGAGCGCCTGCGTCTCGGTCGGGGCCTGCGTGTCGGGCGGCTGCCCCCCCGCGAAGCCCTCCTGCGCGTAGCGCGTGACCTCCGCGCCATGCTTGCGCACCCAGTGCGGGAAGCGCACGGTGCCGTTGGCCGCGCCATTGCCGGCGAGATGCGTGCGCACGCGTCCGAAGTTCGTCGGGTTGAAATAGCTGCCGAAGCCGAACGTCAGGTCGCTGCCCATCGTGAGGCACGCCGCCCACATTTCCATGGCGATGCGGAGCCAGAGGTCACGCTTGGCGAACTCGCCCGCCGGGTGGAGCTTGTGGGCGGCCACGTAGGCGAGGATGTCGGCCCCCATCAGGGCCGTGCCGTAGCCCGTGGTCGTGGGCCCCTCGAAGAAGATGAAGCCGATGTCACCGATCTGATTGGGATTCCGCGCCGCATAGAGGAAATCCAGGCGCGTTTTCCCGATCGCCGTTGGTTTGTCGGTGAACGTCCACCCGTAGGGTGACCCGAAGGGCTGATAGGAACTGGCTGAGGCCAGATGCCCGCCGCGCCCGATGGGCAGGCGTTTGAGCGCGTTGACCCCGCTCGGGTCACTGCCGCCGCCGGAGGCGGGCGTGCCGGACGTGATGGGGCTCAGGCCATCCACGCCCATCCAGGTATGGCAACCCCACCGATAGAGGAGATTGATGATGTCGGTGCCGAAGCCGGCCGTGAAGAAGCTCGGGCCGAGGCCGAGGGCGCGCCGCGATTCCGCAAACTGATGGGCGTTGCGCAGGGGGATCGTGGGATATTCGTGGGCCGTCGCATGGATGGCGCCATGCCCGCCATACCAGTGATTCGTGAAGGTCGCCGTCCCATTCGTCGTGCCCCAGGTGCCAATGCCGCCCATCGACGGGCTCATCGACGGATGCGTACAGGACTGTTCCCACCAGAGCATGAACCGGCTGCTGTCGTGAATGCGTCGGTAGAGATCGTAGCTCCCCCCCGTGGCATACGTCGTCGCGACGGTGCCGCCCAGGCAGCGCGCCAGCCCGATGATGCCGGCGAGGGGCCAGGTGTACGCGCGGGGGGAGTTGTAGTGGACCAGCATGGGCTCAAAGCTATACGTGCCGGACGCAGGCGTGCCGAACTGCCACGACACCTGCGCGACGGATCCGCTGATGGATTCCACGTATCCCGCAAACGTCGTGCGCCGAGGGAAGGAGGTGATCGTGGCGATCTGCCCGCTGATCGCGGGGGCCGGGCTCGGTGAGATCAGGACGCGCCGACCCTGAAACGACTGGATCACGACGAGTTGGCCTGCTGTGGGAATGTTCCCCGCCGTGAACGTCACCGTGGCGGTGGTCGTTCCCAAACCGGAGACGGTGTAGTGCGTATCGACCGTCTTCGTCGCGCCGGCCACTTGCACCCGGACATCGGTCTTGTTGGCGTAGGTGACGGCTCCGACGCTGGCGTTGGTCGAAATCGACCACGCCGATTGACTACCATTGGCCGTCACCCGAACCTGATCGTTCGTGGCCGTCCAAAGATTCGTCACGCGGTACACGGAGACCC